CAGTTCTCCAATTACGCATTGCATAAATGCAAAGTTCTCGTGCATATTCAATAGCACGGAAGTTCTGAACAATCTCATCTTTGATGTATGCAATATCTCCACCAAGAACATACTTATTTGCTGCTTCAATTACGTTATGATTGGAACCAAATTCTAAATCTCGTACGAGAGCGTTAACGAAGTGGATAACATCTTGACGGCATTGCTCGTCACCGTCACTTCCTGTATTGTCTCCAGTAGTTGGAGAACTATAAGAAGGATAAGTCTTCTGACCAGCATCACAAGATAGAAGAATATTTGCTAGTTTTACAGTATCATCTTCTACTAGAGTTGAGATAGCAGTAGATACTGTAATTGTTGCATAACCAGTGTTTGCATTGTCATATAAAAAATCGGTAATTGTATAATCGGTGCCACCAAATGTTACTGTTCCACCAGAAACATAAGTATGTTCTACTGGAGTTTGACCGAGATATACTTGGAATCCAGTTCCACCACCAGTAATATCAGATACTTGATAGTGATCTTTAGCAAATTCTTTATTGATTCTTCCTACAACTTCATCCGCAATAAACTCTCTGTTGTTGCGTAAGAATGTGCAAGCATCTTGGAATCTTCTTTCTACAGGAGTAGCAAGAGGGAATGTGTTTGGAGAGTTAAGTAGAGATAGAGTAACTACTTTAGAGAAACTCTTTACAGTAGCGAATTGTCCTGGATCAAAGTTAGCATCTGTTAAGGAAGGTGCCTTCTTAGGAATTACAAATCGTCTTGCACGACCATCAGCATCTTCAATGACCTTGTAAATTCTTTGCTTACCGTTAAGGAAAGAAAGATCAGGAGATGATGTTGGTAGGTTCTCAATTAAAATTTCTTGACCTTCTTTAAATTCGTGTGTATTAGTTCTACCAACTAGTGCATTGGTATAGAATACAATACCACCAAGGTCTTCTGCATTACCAAACTGAGCACTCTGGAAACCACCAGTTGCAATGCTTGGATCTCCCTGTAAAGAGAAGTCAATTCTAGAAATAGGTAGAGTTGTGGTATAATCTTCATCTACCGATACAACCTCACCCTCAGCACGAATCGACTTAATCTTAGTCGTGTCGATTGTTTGTGTTACTGCTGTTGCTTGGTTGATTGTGTATGTACCTCCAACTCCTGTAGCATCCCACGAAGGTGCGTTTAGAATTGGGAAGAAAGTTACATCCCAGATATTGTTTGCGGATTGTGTGCTGTCAATAGCAGCAACTTCATAGAATCCAGTGAAAGCACTTCCAGAAGATGGTGTTCCTATCAATTGAACAACTGTGCCTCCAGGAATAGTTCCTGTTGGATCTTGTGTAAATCTTAGAACGTTTGCTCCCTGTTGACCAGAGATATTAAGGTTGATAGCAGCACCAGCACCAGCAGATGTGATATATGAGAATTGCTCACCTTCAACGAAAGAACCAGATGTTAACTGTACATCGATTGTTCCATTTACAAATGCACTAGCACCTGTTGTATCTGCAAATTTTACGTCAATAATTTTTGCTCTAGAACCAGTGTTAACACCTTTTACAACTAAGTTTGATGTTAATGTGGCAAGACCTGTGTTGTTCTGGAAAGAAACACGGAACTGTTGTGGTCCAAAGATTTGATGACCAACTGGGAAGGATGTTCCAAAATCACCATTTACTTCTCTATCGACGATAATTCTTTGCTTATCGTCAAAGACCATCGCAAAATCCCAAGTAGCAACTGGGTCACCGTTGGAATCAATTTGGTCACGATAAGTAACACCAATCACATAGTTCTTATCACCAAACTTCATGATGTGTTTGCCAGGGTTGGCAGGTCTGATAATTACCAGACGCAAGTTATCACCAACAACTGAGCAGTCTGGTGGTAGAGAGATTGGGTTATCTTCTACATAATCTCCACCAGAAACGATAATAGTTTCTTTGACACCAGGAGTTTTCCATGCTTCCTGCGCTGCCTTTTTAATTGTTCTAACTGGGTTTACAGCAGAACGACCGTCGTTTAGGTCAGAACCAATCTGCTGTGAAACGTAAATACGACCACCAACGTCATTCGTTGCTAGGTTGAGGACGTATTCTGTGGTTGCAATCTTGTCAGATCTATCACCTAGTAGAGGTGTAATTGATCTTGGGAATACTCCAGCGTCACCAGTAGTATTATATCCAAATTCATTTGGATCGTTGACGCGGAAACCAATGTGTTTGAAGTCAACTTCACCGTTTTTGACAACACCATCTACGTGTTCTGGTGCCTCAGATCCAGTTTGTCCAGTATTCAGTGCTTGATAAACGTTAGCACCAAAATATCTGTATTGATTTTTCTGTAGAATAACATTAGAAGACCACAGTGTTCCTGTGTTATTCATGTAAGTCTTCAGGTTAGGACCCCTGAAGTTAGCATCTGGAGTAACAAAGTTATCAATATCCAGGTTTAGAATTCTCGCCGTATCAGAAATGATAGACGTAGATGTTCTAATAGCACCGTTAATGTCAAGTTCGTAATCAACAGTATCAAGGAATGCTGTTGCAGTTGCACCTTGACCACCGCCACCAGAGATAGTGACTAGAGGAGCACTCGTATACCCCGTTCCAGGAGTGTTAACAGCAATAGTAGTGACTTTACCATTGAAGATAAACGCGGATGCTAGAGCGCCGCTACCGCCTCCTCCAGTGATTGTAACGTCAGGGTTTACCGTATATCCCGAACCTGCGGTATCGAGAACAATGTTGTTAACTCTTTGTCCAGTTCGGTTAATACCAACACGAGGTAAGGACGTGTTAATGTCCAACTCAGTACGCAAGACTTCTTTCTCATCTGCGCCCGTGCCTACTCTAATCGTAGCTTCATTATCACCGATGAGTTTAGGGTTGACGCCCCTAATTTTCTCTTTATCGGAATTAATATGAAAACTCATGGTGTTCCCGTGCCCTTGACTTTTTTCCTATTGTATATTTAGCATCACGCCCAGGCAATACTGATAACTTCAGTAGATGAAACCCACTTAATGGTTGAAGTTGTGCCAGCTCTAGTCGTATTGTAGCTAAAATTGTTTGTTCCTCCAGTAGGAACGATGTCCCAAGTTTCACCAGATGGAATATCATCTTTGATTACTGTTTGGAAACTAGACATAACATTTACATTTCCAGATCCATCACAAGAAACTGCAGTTTCAAACTTAGTTGCATATACAGTTCCTGCATCATTTACAGCAATGATGTTTCCTGTAATAAAATTAAGTGTTGAGTTTGCAATAGGAATTTTTGTTCCTAATCCATCCAAGTCAAGAGTAGAAGTATTAAGACCTCTTAAGATATAACGAGTTGTATTACTATCAGTAAAATTGCTATTTTTTAATTCTAGACTATTGATATCTTTGGCATTCCTTAATTCGTCAACGACGATAGTTTTGCCTACAGAAAATCCACCTTTAGAATCAAACTTTTCGATTTGGGTTGCCATTGGTTATTTCTTCGTAATGTTGGAAACGATAGTAATCTCGATGTTGTGACCAGAAGTTACATTAGCACCAAGTTCAAAATTGATTCTGGCAAGACCGCCAGCAGTTCTTTCAAACGTAGGGATAATTAACTGTGTGCCAGTTTTAACATTGCCATACTCTGTATGGAAAATGTCTGTTCCATTATCTATAACACCAAACTCAAAGAACTCTCTATCATTACTATTTAAGTTTTCTGCAATTACAACAGTTTTTGAACCAACTTCTGCTGCTGTGTCATACATGTTAGATCCACCAGTATTAGAAGCACCCTTAACTAGAGTAATTTTTTCTGTCAAGATTCTGACATCTGCAAGTTCAAACTCTTTAAGATCTCCATCGAAGACTTTAACACCATTGTAAACACCAGTTCCAAAACCAGTGTTGAAATAAACATCACCTTGATTATCAAGTCTAAGGATTGGATCAACAGAAAGACCACCAGAAAGTCCTAAGTCAAAGTACTGCTTACTAGAATGTAAGAATGTTCTATCTGCTTGAGTATTATCAAGAGTTGTTTCAGCATTATCAAACGTCATCAAACCTGCTGTAATCTCAAACTCACCAGATGTGCTAGAGATGATAGTATCTACAGAGTAGAACTCAAGTGCAGATGGAGTGAGACGCATCGTGTTGGATCCATCATTGTAGAAATACAAGATGTTTTCGTTTGCACCAGGAGCAGTCTCAGGAATGATGTAAGTATTCTGATCAACGTCTTTAACACCACCAAGTGAACCCCAGTTGGATCCATCATAACCTTCAAACTGACCAGCAGTTGTGTTAAATCTGATACCACCTTGAACTACTGCACCTCTTTCAGCATCTGTTCCAGCAGGAACTGCTAATGTGGTGTTTGTATTACATACAATTTTCTTACCAGCGTTAGGTTGTAAGATAAGATCATTTAGATCTGTGCTAATGATATTGTCTCTTAGTCTTAAATCTCCGTTGATTACAAGAGGAGAAGAACCTAATGGGTCTAATCTAATTTCTTCAACGTCAACAAATGTTAGTGGTGCAACTGCAAGACCCCAGAAGGATAGAGTTGCTGATCCATTTGTTGCTGTTCCAGAAGTGTGTGTTGGTTCGTTACCGCTAGTGGCAGTTGTTCCTGCAACAGTTACCTCATAAAGATTATTCTTATGCTTGAGATATGCACCAACTAGAACAGGAGCATTTGCAATCCAATCAGTAAATGCAGGAGCAGAAGTGTTAGCAGACTTGATAGTCTTATTAGTTCTGAATTCTAATTCATTTGGTGTAAACTTAACAGTATTAGTTCCATCATTGTAGAACCAAAGTGTGTTATCATTAGAACCAATAGAAAGTTCTGCAGTGATGTATGTGTTTCCATCCAAGTCTCTTACACCACCAAGAGAAGACCAGGAAGAAGTTGCAGCACTATAACCTTCGTATTGTCCACTATCAGTATTAAATCTGATAGAACCGTTTTCAGCACCTGTTGCACCAGGACGTTGTGCAGTTGTACCTGCAGGGATGTTAAGAGATGCAAAACCAGTAACTCTAGTAACCTTGCCTGTAGGAGCAGTAAGAATTAGGTCACTACCAGCATCAGTAGAGATAATGTTATTTTCAATGAATACGTTATCGTTTACATTGAGTTTGTCTGTAGTCTTGAGTTCACCACTGGTTAATACATTACCGTCTGCCTGAGTTACACCAAAACCACCAACTGTGAGGTCACTAGTTGAAATAATTGATGTTCCTGTTAATGTTACTGGTCCTGTGGTTCCATTTGTAACAAGTGGAGTAGTAACACTAGTTGATGCTGCAGCAGTTTCTGTTGTTAATGTTGTTGCATCCAGAGTTGGAATGGTTCCAGATGTTGCTGTGACTGTTTCTGCAGAAACTTCACCATCCAGAACTTCCATTCTGATGATATTAACTGTAGAAATATCCGTTGCTCTTAGTAAGAATCCACTACCAAATACTTTAGGGTTATTTGGATCGATAGTGATTGATGCCTCTGCACCATCTTCACCACCTTCATTTTCGTGACCATCACCAGATGCACAGAAGTAGTATAGTGTTGGAGTATTTGCTGTGATAGTAATATCAACATAATCAACACCTCTCTGAACACCATCTGTATATTCAACACCAGAGAATGATAGAGTAGTAGTTCCACCCGTAGATGGTAATTTGTCTAGAGTTAGTTGCGTAGAACTATCGATACTTTGAATTCTCGTATCTGATAAGACAACACCATTTCCACTAGTAACAGTGGCGACCATTCCTACCTGAAGTCCAGTTGTGGAAGCTACAGTAATTTGATAACTTGCAACATCTAGAGTTGTGGTAATATTCTGAATTAAACTTGGAGAATAGAATCCATCTGGGAATGTAGAGAAACTAAACTGGTGACCAGACATACTGTTGTCACTAGTATTAAATCTGTAAGTACTACCAACATACAATGTCAAGTTTGGATGTAACGTTGCACCAGATCCAGTATCAATGTAGAATCTATATTCTAGTGAAGAAACAGTATCTGTGGTGTATACAGTAGAAGCAGCACCTGTCTTAATAACACTAGCGCCACTGGTTAAAAGTGATGCTTGATCAGTTTCTAACAAAATACTTGTGATATTACCACTTGATGTTCTTACATCTAAGATAGCAATCGCAGTTGCACCAGTAACAGTCGCTGCAGTTACTGTAATGTCATTGGCAGGCGTTGCTCCACCAACCAAGTTACCAGCAATCGTTAGAGTATCAGCATCAGCATATCCAAGTCCTCCATCATTAACAGTAACACTTGCGATTGTTCCGTTTGTGTTTCTAACAACATCAAATGTCGCACCACTACCATTACCACCTGTGGATGCAACACCAGTAAATGTTCCTGATTCGTCCGAGGTAAATGTTAGGTTAATGCTTGCAGTGTTTAGGAATGCTGCAGATAATGTTACTTGAGTTGCACTATCGACAGATGCAACAGTAACATCAATTGCAAGGTTACCACTTGAATCTTCTGATACTATGTCTCCAACACTAATTCCAGTTGTTGAGGAAAGAGTTGCGGTGAATTGCCCTGTAACACAGTTACAAGCAAGAGGACCAGTTGTAGTTTGAGATGTATCACCACCAGTAAATGTGATGTTTGTAATATCACCTGCTAACGCTTCAATGGTGTCACTGGTTGTAATAGTTCCAGCAGCAATCGTTTGAACAAATGTAATTTTCTGAACATCTTTAGATGTTACAGGATATTCAATTGGTTGAGTTAGATCTCCAGAATTGATTGTAAATTCATCTCCAGGTGAATAACCATTACCAACGTTGTCTAATGTTACAGTATCAACAACACCAAGAGCATTAATAGTATACTGATGATCATTTGCAGGATCTCCAAATGCAGGAATAAAGTTCAGAACTGCAGGACCCAATGCAGTTGGTTCAGCAGATAATGTAATTGTGGTAGCATCATCTACGTTTGCAACTGTTGTTCCAGCAGCAAGAACACCAGATCCAGAAACTTTCTCTACAAGATAACCAATAGAAAGACCAGCAGTAGAAGGGAGTGTTACTTGTACAAGATTTGATGTAGAGAATACTAAGTTTGCATTACCATCGACTGTTGGATTTGCACTCAATGTAATTTGAGTTGCACTATCAACAGATGCGATCGTAGTTCCTTGTGCTAGTTCTCCAGTATCTCCAGCAGAAGTATTAACAAATAATCCTGCTTGTAACTGAGCAGTAGATGATAAAGTTACAGTTGCAGCACCAGTGCTTAGTGTTGCTGGGAACAGTGGAGAAGAACCTGGAAGATATACAGATTGATTTGATATCTGAGTTGGTAAAGTAAGTACATCATTTACCTGATAACCAGTTCCAAATTCATTAATTGTGAAATCTGTGATGTCACCAGGAGCGGTAGATACTGTGTATGCAAAAGAAGAACCTCCTCCTCCACCAAGGCTAGCATCAGTTGCCGAAAGAACATCACCAACTTGGTAACCAGATCCACTATCTGTAATTGTTACACTGTCAACAATACCAGTGTTTGTAATAGTTCCAACTGTATAGAGGAATGGTGTGCTAGGAGCAGTTCCACCTGTGTTTACATATGGAATTTCTAGAGTATCACCAACTTTATATCCAAGACCTGAGTTAACCCAAGAAACATCGGTAACAGCACCACCACTAATTGTAATATCTGCGAAACCTTGCCAACCATATTGACCAGCAGTTCCAGTTATAATGCTAATATTACCACCAGCAGGACCCATGTTTTGGTGGTTTGCACAATCATAACGAACGATGTTAGTTCCTAATGGTGCATCTGGTTTTAATGTAACGTCTACAAAACAACCAGCTTGACCCCATACACCAGCAGCAAAGAATTCAAACTTATCTTGGAAAGTAATAGATCCACCATTGGCATCTTGGAAGGTAATTCTATGCTCACTTCCAGGAGATCCATCACCAGCGAGGGAACTATCTGACATATCAAATCGATATGTGTTACCCTGAACCATTGATAGAGTTGGTTGATCAACACCATCAATGTTGTAAATGTTATTTGGTTCTCCCGCTTGTCCAGCATTTGGGTTAGTTACAGATGTAACAACAAATGTTTGTACGGGAGTATTGAAGAATTGTGTTTGTGAATATACACCGTCTGCATATCCAGCACCAGCATTGGTAATTGTTCCAGATGGTGTCGAAGTTCCAGCAGTTACAATTGTTGCTTCTGCACCAGAACCATTACCACCAGTAAGAGGAACGTTTGTGTAGGTTCCTGGTAAGTAAGCAGAACCAGTTGCAGTAATAGAACCCTCAAGAGCAGGAACAGTAAAGGATGCTGTTGCACCAGATCCGTTACCACCTTGCAATGGAATCGTTAAGAAACTTCCAGGAGTATATCCAGTTCCAGCGTTGGTAACAGATCCAGCAAATCCGTTAACAACAATATCTGCATTTGCGTTTTGACCTGTTCCACCAATGAGTGAAATCTCTTCATAAGTTCCAGGATCATAACCACTACCAGCATTAACAATAACCAATAGAGATTGTGCTAGTTTTCTCTGCTGGATATTGATATCTTGATATGCAGTGATTTCAGATAACCTAAAATCAACAGTTTTCTTTCCACTGTTAACAAATCCCAGCACTTTATTTTCTGGTTTGTAGATACCAAGCGTGGTATCAGAAACAAACTTCAGTGAGGGATTACCTACAAGACCATCGCCTAATTGTAAGTTACCTGTGGATAGATCACTACCACCAGAAGTAACGTTAAAAAGCGCGGTGCTGATATCATTAATCTTGACCCTTTGTTGTTCAAAGGTATCAGTTCTAGCGACTTGAATTGCTGGCATTTTTGATTAACTCTCGCAGTAGGGATTTGATCTCAGAAACTTCATTCTTCAACATATTTATGTCGTCTAACGCGGAACTGAGATGTTTTGATTTTTTTCTGGCGTCTATAGCAGACACGTCCTGATTGATGATGGCACCTGTGTTTAGGTCCCTCACCAATCCGTCATGTCCGTCAACTCTTGCATAATCCATACGCGGAACTTAGAACGAAGCAACAGCACGAATGTCTTGAATCTTAGGAACGAATGCTGGATCGTCAGTTTTCAACACAATCTTGACTGCAAAAGATGTAAACTCTTGTAAATCAGCGACACTGTACTTGAGTTCTTGATAAGCAGATTGCTTTTCAACAACACTTGAAATACTATTTTCACTAGTTGCTAATTCTAATGTATCTGGTTCACCAGCAACGTTGAAATACTCCCACTCAATGTCATCGAAGTTTTCTTGACTAGATGCTTTCTTGAACTTGTAAAGAACACATACATTAGCAACGTCTTTTACGTTTGCAGTCAAACGAACATCGATAGATGTTGCAGGGTTATCAATGAATACTTCTTTGGTTACATACTTAGCAGATGTAGATCCGTTCTTAGAAGTATCTTCAGCAACAAACTCTGTTCCATTGGTGTAACTAACACCCTTAACACGAAGAGTTAGTTTATCTTCATCTAATTGATCTGGATACTTAATATAATCCTCTATACGGAAGATGTCAGGTAATTGATCGTCAGTTGTTCCATTTCTAGAATAGAGTGCATTTGTAGAAATAGCACCAGTAAAATCATCATTGATTGGTCTGTTGTCAACTCGAAGTGTTAACTTATTGGCATCTGCATCCCAGAATACAGATCTTCCACTAATTGAATTGGTATAAACATCAGCATCACCCGCAGAGGCAGGAGTAATGTTTCTAGCAACTACAATAATTCCTTCAGGAATAGAAGCATTGTACTTAAGAGGATCTGAGTTAATTGTCACTGCGGTCAATCCAGAATCAAGACCACCAAATGTCAATGTTTCTCCTTTCTGGAAGAATTGAGTTGTAGAGATACGAACAAAGAGAATATTATTTGCTGCGTCTACTTTAACAATTCTTGCTTTTGCTTTGGATGTTTGACCTTCAATCGATTGATCATTGGTAATAGTTGTTGCACCATTACCAGTAATAATAAACTGATATACTGGGAAGAATTCCAGAACCTGATCTCTTCTACCAAATCTATTTTCTTGACCGTTAGATTTGTCAATTCTGTTTGTGACAGTTTTAACACTGGCACTAGACAAGTCAATTACAGGACTTAAGTGTGATGTAGTAGAACTCAGCATCAATTTATAAGTCAGTGAACCATCAATATTATTAATTGTCTCATTAATTGGTGATGCAATTAACTTCTGGTTAGTAAAGAAGTGAGGTTCATTTAAGAATGTTTTCTCATAAGAAGTTTGAGAATATGATGTGTAATTCGTTGTGTTAGAATCCACAGGAATTACGTTTGTCGTCTTAACAAAACTTTCTAACTTAGTTCCAGTGTTGATGATGTATCTTACTTGTGGGAACAAAGTCTCAAACTTTCTATTATACGATGCATATACAGAACTACCACCACCAATAGAGTTAGTGGATGCATTTGTATCAGCAGTAATAGTATAAGAATCAATACCAGAATTAGAAACTTGGAACAATGTATTGTTCAAAGCACTAGCGGTGATACTAGCAACTTCTTGTGCAGTTCTGTAGAAAACATACGACTTACCAGATGTTTCAAATCCATTATCTCTATGCGTTACATTAATAACCTTGTTATTGTTTTTAAACAAGGTAGCAGTTGCATTTGTATTAGAACCAGCATTTGTTGCAAATGGATTTGATTCTAGCAGTGTGTATCCTAATGATTCATTTGTGAGTAGTAACTCAGCAGGTCTATCAATAGCAAACTCTGCACGATATAGATTGAACTTAAGATCTTCAAAGATATCTTCAGACCAATTTTCAGTGTTCTGAGACTTGTACACAGAACCCAGAGATGGTTGGGTAGTAATTACAGTGCTGGTTGAAATATCAGTCTCTCCCAACTTAGAAACCCACATTTCATAATCTGTAGAATCAGTTTCTACCGCTAGAGCATATTCAGTATCATTCTGTAGATATACAGGATGATCAAACTCAAAGTTTGTTGGAGTTGTGGACTCTGTAACACCTGTAGAATCGGTTGCAATACCCATTCTAACAGCAGGTGTATCAATGACTACTTCAGTCTCAACAACACACCCTCCAGCGCCGTTACCAACGCCCTTGACTACTACAGCTGGTGCTTCGGTATATCCAAATCCAGATAGTGCTAAGTCAACGTTATATGCTTTTCCATTGGAAACTTGAATGCTTGCAGTAGCAACAGATCCACCTGGAAGTTGTGGACTTTCAATTGTTAGAAGTGCGCTATCATAGTTGTTTCCTGGATTTACAATATTGACAGCAGAAACTCTACCGCTATCTTTTGCCAATGTAAGTTTTAGAGCAGTTCCATCGGTAGCATTAGCAAGAGTTACAGAAGGAATAATTAGATCTTCATTTTGAACGAAAGATTTACCGTTGTGGTTATCAAGAACCAATGTATAAACCATTTCATTGGAAAGTCCAAAAACTCCTGTAGAAGATGGAACAAGGTCGATTCCATTTTTATCAATAACTTTTAAGATAGGACCAGATGCTGCAGAACTTGCTCCAGTAACAAATTCTCCTTTAGATACCTTAACGTTGCCATTTGTGTAACACTTAAGTAACGTATTTGGTAGCAATGATTTTTCTGTTCCAGGAATAATATTCTTTCCTGGTTTATCACTAGCAACATCTGTTAGATAAACTCTTAGAGGAATGTTCTTGCTCTTCTTAGCAAAGAAGAGATCAACACTAGTTACAAAACAACCACCTTCAAAGTTCTCAACTTTAAATGTTTGTGCAAGTGGGTTAGGTCTTACAGGGTTATCTGTGTTATTGTCAATAAACTGAACACCTTCATTTGCTTTGAAGAATGCTGGTTTTGTGGAAACAATACTTGCAGGGTTTTCAGGAAGAACACCAGTTGCATAGTACTTAACTTCGGCATATGTATCTACGTCCGCTTTTGACTCGTTAGTAGAACTAGATGTAAATCTGAATGTTTGAATGCCTGTAGTTACTCTAATTTCTTCCGCATCACTGTCGTAATCTACAGTGTTCAAATCTCCAGTCCAAGTAGAATTCTCTTTTGGAGGTGCGCCTGCAGGGAGTATAATAATTCCACTTGCATTTCCATTTTCATCTGTAGAAACTTCTCCATTGAACGCGGAAAGAGAACTACCAGCAATACCACTAAATCTCAAATCAGGATTGACCCAACGATTAATGTTTCTTCCTTCTAGGAATACAGAAATCTTTGTATTTGGTTTTAATCTACGAATTGTGTACTTAATTACATTAGATCTAGCAAAGAATGACAACGCTGTAGAAACAGTGCTGTCTCCAACAGTCTTAGATGAGACTCCCTTACCAATTTGATTGTTATTAGGACTAATGTTAGAAGAACTTCCTACTTTTGCACTATCAACAGATGCATTTGCTGCTAGAGAAGATACTTCTCCTAAAGAATTGATAGAAGTGAAACTAGAAGATGTTCCAACCCAGTTAACAACAAAGGAATTGAAAAGACTGGAGAAACTTTCGACTACAGATTCTTTTGCCAAGAAAATATTAAACAAACTAGTGTTAGTATCAACAACTAGAGGATCTACAGTTTGATCATACCATTGATCAATTGAAGGTGAGATTGATGCGTCACCAACATACTGAAGAACAACAAATGGATTTGGATTTGCCTTCTTAGAAGCAAAACTATTTCCTAGTAAAGAAAGAGATGTGTATGGTAGAGTAATAATATCTCCAGACTTCTTATATCCAGATACGATTCTCTGATCATCTCTTACATTGACTTCTTTTAGTCTGATAGAATCTTCTTTTGCTTGTGGACGAAGAACAGACTGTTGACTATCAATAGAACATCTATAATCTCTAGATGCAAGATTACCAACCCTATGCTCTTCAAAATTATCAACGAAGAAACCAGACTTGAATCTATCTAATCCAATCTCATCTTTAATTTGCATGTTGAGTGCTTGCTGCTCAAGAATACTGAGAACAGTATAATATTCAAGACGCTCAATACGCTTCTCTAGTTTACCAATGTCGCGCATTGTATAGCGACGATTATCAACAGAGGTAATTCTTACATCTTTACTGGTCTTAGTATATGCAGGAATATATGCATAGAAAAGTGGAACAGCATCACTAACCGAATCTGGTTTAGTTGGATTGAGTGAAGAGTTACCTTCTTTTACAACAAACTCACCAGATTTATTGAGGAAGATACCATCAATACGATCGAGGTATTGTACTTGACTGAATGAGAAAGTAAATTCTAGGTTTGTGTCAGGTGCTGGGGAACTAGCATAGACTGCTCCTGGTCCTGCAAAGTTTCCATCTACAAGAGAAAGAGATGCAGTATCTTGGAAACCTGTGACAATTGTCTTACTGTCTACCTTAGGTCTGAAATCAAATACATTTTTGAGTTCTAAGTTTCCATGAACAACAGAGTTGAAAGAAGGAATTTCATCTTCTGTAACACCCGCTTCATGGAGGTAACTATCAATAGTACAGAAATCTCCCTGTGAATGGTTAAAGTAATCAAAACCGATAACTAGTTGACCAGTGGTTTGTTCAAATCCAGGTTTTAAAACTAGTCTAGAGACATCATATACAGTGTCTCTTTGACCATTATCAAAACTAAATCTATCAGTTACATCTGTTCCAGAAATTAAGTTTCCAGCACTATCAATTTCTGGTGGTTGTGATACAGTTCCTTCATAAACATATCTTAGACGGAAAGCATCAGAGTAAGATAGAACTTCTACAACCTCACTGTCATATTGTGTTCCTCTGAATGGGATAACACGATCACCAGGAGATGTGATGACAATTTGCTTATTTCTAATAACTGTCTTCAATCTTGGTTTTGCATTCTCTACTTCTAATGTTGCAGTGAGTTTTAATTTAGGGAACGTTCCATTAGAAGGAATGCTACCGAAATAATTTGAGTCTAATTCGAGACTCAAACTACCAGATGTTAAACCACTAGCAGTGTCAGTTGCAGAACTAATTGATACACTGTCAGCAGGAACATATACAATATCACCTGCAGAAATATCAGGAGCATCACCTGGATCTAGAACTGTGATAATATAGTTGTTCTCATTAAATGCAGTAAATCTTTGTGTGCCAAATGGTAGTTGTGCTGCGAACGTAATAACACCACCACTACTTGAAGCAGTAGTAACAAAATCTCTACGGAAGAAATACTTGATATTTGTATCTTCTGTTCCTGCAGAAATTTGTTGAATCTGCTTACTACCAGTTGGGAAAATTAGAGAACCCTTACTAGCATTTTGAACTGCTGGTCTGAATACAACTACACTAGAATTAACAACATTTCCAGGAAGAAGAGTATCTAGATAAATTCTAGTTTTTGCGGTTCCTTCTTGATCAGTTGCATATTGTACAGTTGCTTTAACTGTATTATTATCTTCGTCACTAAATTGAATAACATCTCCCTGAGATACTAGTCCAGATGCATCAGCACTGAAACTTGTAGATTCAATAAAGTTATATCCTTTAGATCCAAAGAATGTAAAGTCAGTGACGTTTTTAATCGTCGAATACTTTTTATCACTAACTACAACGTCTGCACTGAATGTATTTGCATTACCAGAACCATATGAACAACCAACAGACTTGACATTCTGTGGTGTAAATGTAGTTACAGTATTTTTAAATAGTACTGGTGTGATATTTGCAGCAGGGGATGGAGATCCAGATCCCGCAGGTTGCTCAATTGTTACAGATGGTGGTTGTGGATACTGAGTCTTGAATGCAGTCCTATCTTTGATAAGTGCTTGTAGAATGTTTCCAGAAGAACTGATATTTAATTCAATCTTAGAAGCATCAATAGCAACACCATTCAATTTAATTAAAGATGCAGAGTTATAATTACCACCTCTGTTTTGAATGATGAAATGAGAGACTGTGTTTTCCGAAGCAATTTTTACTGTGTTTGCATCTTCATCTCTTAGAGTTTCTCCAGGTAAGAACTTACCAAATAGAGTTTTAACAAACAGAATATTATTTGTTGAATATCTTCCAGCAGAAGTCTCTTCAATTACACCGTATGCTCCACTTTGTGTTCCAAAGATATACTTACCACCTTTGAATGTGTTTGGTGGTTGCTTCTCTAAAAGAATTTTTGTGAAGAATGTTGGATCAAAATAAGATAGACCAAAAATACTATTATATGAAGGGGTTCCTTCAGCAAGGCGACCCTTAGAAAGAATGATATCAGAATCAGAATTAAATCCAGATCCTTTTTGCTGTAAGTAGAAGTTATTTGGTTTTACTTTACCAATTAGTGGGGTAATTGTTGGACTATAATCAACAACACGACCAAACTGCAAATCATTTCTAGCATCTGATTCGGAAAGATAGATGACTCTATAATCACCAGAATCTTCACCATCATAATCATTTAAAAGTAGTTCTACTTCATCTTTTTTACCTACAACAGTAAGTTCTAAGAAAAATTCTGCAGCAGAAGAATTGACTAAGAAGTTGTTTACTTTTGCATAAGATAAACACTTGAGTGTTGTCGTAACAACATCACTGCCAGTTCTAGTCTTGATAACATGGAGTTCATTAATGTTTGGACCGCCACTCTTGGTTCCTGCCAAAGCTTCTTCATCAACTTGACCAATATTAAATGTTGCACTGGTCATCTGAATCCAGATGGTTTTAATACCATCTTCTGCAGAGAAGTTAGTTCCTCTTCTGGAAATAGTTTGACGATGTGCAGTAGATAATTCTGTATTGCTAGAACCATCACTACCATCATTAAATGATGTGAATAGATTAATTTCAGGATATGCTGTTAGTTCGGATCCTTCTTTGTTTAGAGGAACACTACCAAATACGTTAGTAATACTGAAAGTTGGAAGACCTCTAGACTTTAGAGTTACATTGTCACTGGCAAGACTTTCTCTTGCTTTATTAATTTCAATGTACTTGGTTTCTTTATTGACAATTTCAAAACCTTTGATGTATGCTTTACCAGGACCAATACTAGCAATCATCTTTCTAGATGCTTCGCCAGCAGTTAGATTGTTGTAAAGACCAAATTCGTCAGCACCATAGATACCACGATTTCCTTCTTTTTGTGCATACTCTCTAACATCAATAGAGAAGTTCTCTACAACATAATCTCCAGACTCATCAAAAGTTCTACGTGCTAAAGTTTGCTCAAGAAGATTGTAATCAGCAACACTTACTTTCCTTCTAATTACTCCTCTAGAAACAGTAAGTAACTGGATAAAGTTTTTATCAGTTACAGCATCTAGAGCAAACTCTTTTAGAGATAAACTAATTTTTAATCTGTGTGCTCCAGGTGCAGTTTGGTTTGATGCACCAATAGAATTATCATATAATGATGCGTCTTCTTCTGGAGTTACAATTTCCTCTTTAATTGTAAAACCAACTTTTGCGGATGGTTTGTTGTAATATTCATCAATGACTAGAATGGATGCGTCATTACGAACAAAATATCCATTAACAAAATAAATTCCTTCTTCTACTTGTACAGCAGAACCAAAACCCATCGCTGGACTCTCTAGAGATGTTACTTCTCCAGTGTCAGGGTTTGTTACATTAATACTAGTAGGAAGAACGCTACCATCTGTTCCAACTACTAACAGTGGAGTGTTAACACCATCTATAACTTCTAGTGTCTCACCTTGTCTAAAAGTAGACTCAGTATTAGAATTACCACTGTTAAGATAGTTTACATACAGAGTATCTGCAGAACTCTCTGTTGCTAACCTAGTTGACAGAATAGTTCCTTGAACACCAGAAGTTAGACCCAACACAGTCTGCCCTACCAACTGTGTGATATCATACTTCTTATATACAATGTCATCTCCTTCGCTAACCGCTACCTCTGATACAGAGGATAGTTTAACAAAATCTAATTTTGTATTTAATCCAATTTCACCAGGGATGACCATCTCACCCTGTTTAAAAGAGAATTTACCAAAGCTTTCTACTTGGTTTTGAAGGATCGATTGTAACTGAGTTAGTTCCCTAGTTTGAATCGAATATCCAGGACGGAAAAGAATTTTATAGAAATTCTTATTCGCATCAAAATCCTCGTAGTAAGGGCTTACGTTAAGGTTAGTCTTCTGTGGCATTGTTTTCCGCCAAATACTAGTATTCTTTGTCCCTAGTATTTATAGAGATAAAAAAAATCCCCCGATCTCTCGGGGGACTTAAGTTGTTTAATATGAATCAGAATTCGATAACAAGTTTGATATCTTCGATTTGGTCAGGAGCACGAGTGATAAGACGACGGTTCTCAACGTAGATGATATCACCAGAGTTATTTTCGATCTCAGGTGCTGCTAGTCCACTTGCAAAAGTGACACCTAGTAGAGAAGAACCATATCCAGTGTCTACAGTACCTGAAGCGGTAGAACCTTCTCCAGTAATAGCGTTAGAACCATTAGACTCAAATGCTCTTACAACACCTTGATCTAGGTGAGCGTCATTTGTTTGGATATACTTAAGAACACCAGCGGTTGTAGAACCACTATCTAGTGTCCAAGAAACAACTGTGCCGTATGCAGTTCCACCCGAAACAGTTTGAGTGATCTTTTCATCAACGTTATAGTCTGCAGTAGCACCAGTAATCTTTACTGCTTTTAGACCAGAAAGTGTATCAGATGTTGCAAAGTTGGTTGTTCCCCAATCTAGAGGATCCTTGATAATACCGATTCTACGGAAGTCGTTATCTACAGGGAAGTCACCAGAACCTTCAGCATATGTTAGACGAATGTTCGTCATAACACGCTTACCATTTAGTTCTAGTTCGTGATCAGAACCATGTCCACCCTGTGGAGGCATTACAACTTCAATTGCGCCAACAGCAGAAGCACCAGTTGCAACAGCAGATGTTAGACCAGCATCAGAGAATAGGTTACCATTACCTAGGAGAACGTTACCATAGGTGTAACCTGATCCACGAGCATGAATGCTTGCAGAAGTGATAGTTCCAGAACCATCAGTGTCAAACTTGACAACACCATTACTTCCATCACCCTTGATAGAAGTATAAAGAGTTTGAGAAGCAGGAAGACCTGATCCACCGTCCTCGATGAGAGCAACGTCGATTGCACCTGCTACAGCAAGAGCAACAACTGCTTGACGAGATGCATCGGTGCTAAGAACGATTGGCATGAAGTCAGAAGAAAGGAACTTCAGAACATCATCGGTTGGAATCGTATACATGTACTTCCAGATGTAACCAGCACCAGTGGTCTCAGTGTATAGACCAGTTGCAGATGCATAGTTGCCACCAGCAGTAGTTGGTTCTTCAGTTGCGTTTTGACCAGATGGGTTAGCAATATTTTCACCGTTATACAAGCACTTAAACACTTCGTAAGAAGAGTTCATTACATAGAACTTAGCGTCGGCAATGGCAGATTGACCTGTAGCAGTTGTTTTACCAACTTGACCACCGCCACCTGGAGTAGCAGAGTAGTCTGGTTTCCACATGTCAAACTTAGGGTTGGCAACCAAATCCCAGTTATAGCGGCGAATTACAGTTCTTGCAAAACTTGTAGTGATTCTCTTCGCAGCAATAATTTCGTCGTAAACACTAATCTTTTCTCTCTGGTTATCCAAAGGAAGAGGTGGCACATCCTCTGTTCCATAACGATATACGCCAGACTTAGCAGTAGCACCAGTATCAGAACCGCCTGCTCCACCAGTTCTTCCCTTAAGAGTAGAACCTAGAGTAGGAACAGAGTTAACACCAGCAGAACCAAAGATATCCGTGAGAAGTAAGGCACCGTCGTAGATGGCAGCAATCGTGCCTCTAAAAGCAGTCGAAGCATACGTTCCAACGTAAACTTCTTGTCCTACGACAAATGCGGTAGAGTTCTTAGAATAAATTTCTAAGTATGCTCTCCATGGTTGTGGACGACCCACAAAGAAATACATTCTAGATCTCTCTGCACTGGCGTCGTTAGGACCTTCAGTAAGAGATTCCAGGAATTGTTTAGCATTAAAGATTCTAAACTTATCAGAGATAATAGCAGCCATTGGTTCTTGTTTCCGACGTGGTAATTTGTGCCTGTGTTATTTATATTTATACTGTATTTAGTCAATTGTAAATGGAACGATCTCTGCACCACTAACAATGGTAGTCGATCCATTATAAACTGTGCAACCTTCAAATGTAGTTGCGGTCTTACTAGTGTATTTAATCACTCCAAAATTAGGTGATCCAGATACTGCCGCATGGAATATATATCCAGATGCAGGGAAGTAAGCAGTACTTGGAACTACGATGTTGCCACCAATAGTTCCTTGTGTAGAACTAATTGTAACAGGATTTTGAACAGATGGTTTATCTAGGTTAAAGTAGTCACCTGCCTTAGTATAACTAGATTCTGCTCTTTCAGTAAAGTCACCAATAGTGAGTGATGGGAAGTAAATTCCAATCTCAAATAGTGAGATGCCAGATACATCTGCAGATCCATCATCCATTAGAATATCAAAGGACTTAATTCTATGTCCAACATTAGTAATCTCATAAGTTCCGATGTATGCATTGAAAGCACTGAACTTTCTATTTCGAGCGTAGATTGTATTTCCTGCTCTAGTAATAACAGGATATCCCAGTAGCGGAACTTCAATCAAATCAACTTCACCATCATGTCCACCTGTTGTATTTCCAGCTCTGATCTTGAGTGGGTCAACAATAAATGCAGACTCTTGGTATCTGTCAACAACACCAGTTCCAGGTGGAATTAGTTCGATTTGTCTCTCGACTTTAGTAACATCCATGTCAGGGACTGGAGTTGTTACTTGGAACTGTCTTCTCTTCTCTACTGGTCTACCATCTGCAACACCAACAGATAGTGTGACAAGTTCGGAATCAGAGGTAATAGATGTAGCACCACCGAATACAACAGATACTGGATCTGGAATCTGTCTTAAGAATGTTCCTTGTGGCCATGTCTTAGGAGTTGTTCCCAGTTCACCTCTATGAATATAGATGAAACGATCAAACATCGTATCTTCATAACGAATAATTTCATCACCAACCATCAAGTAACCTTGTGGTTTGAATCTTGGCATTGCGCTATCACTGATAAAGATGACATAATCAGTGACATCAAGTTCGATATCCAAGAATGCACCAACCTCAAAGTAGTTGACGTTGGATAGTGCAGTGTTATTAATTACTCCAGTAACCTCGGTAGTAATAACTCTGCTTGTATTCGTGATAGAATTCAGAGAAGCAATATCTTGAATCTGTGCATTTAGAACAGATACAGAATCTTGTAATCTTAATGCACCACCTACACCTTCAATCTCAACTGGTTCTGGTTCGATGTACACAATCTGAGCACCGCCAGGTTGCTCAGAGTCAACTGGCATATCAGATCCACTACCTACAAGATTAGATGTTGGTAATCCAGTAGCTCCAGTTTGAATCTCTGCTCTAATAACACGATCAGTGTCTGCAGGACTGAGAAGGTCAACAGAACTAAAGGAACTAATATCTGTAAGTCTGTTACCAAGAATATCAATAGTCGAAACTGTTGTCATACCAGCAGTTTCTATCTGTGGATTGATTCCAACATTGATAATTGATACACCAATGTCTCTGTTGTTTAGAACATCAAATCTTCTAGCAACAACAACCTTTGGTGCTTTGGTATATCCAGAACCACCTGCAATCAATTCAACTGCAACAACCTGTCCTTTGCTTACAATGACCTCAGCGATAGCACCGCCACCCTCTCCATTTTCAGGAACAAAGTGTAAGACTGGTGGTGTAAAATATTGATATGCAGTTGGTTGTGTGACAGGTTCATAGTTTCTGCGGTTCCAGGTCAATGAAATTACAGATCCATTTTGAATTTCTGCAATTACAGAAAGACCTTCACCACGAATGACACCACTATATGCACTTACCTCTACTGTTCCAAACAGAGAGTTGTTTACAGGTTGTTGTGGTCTCTGTTCTTTACTAGATGTTATAGTTGGTAGTTTCTTGATCTTTCTGAAAGATTCTTCACCTTCAATACGAACTTGATCATCATTTGATAGACTGATAAATGGTTTCTTATAAGTCTTACCCCAAGAAGTATTCGCCCAATTAGAATTGATAGAATCCTTTAGACTTAAACGTCCTTCACTATCAAGATCATATGTGACAGTTGAACCACTGGCATCTAATGACACGATAGTAGAAACATTATAATGTCCTTTGACAACAAATGTTACATCTGTTCCTTGAATAAGTTCTACTTTAGATCCAAATACTTCTAGATCTAAAGTGTTTCCACTCAAAGAGTAGTTAAGAATCTCACCAATAACATTCTTAGTTCCGTCTGGTCTTACCTGATATGCATGAATAGGTAAACCTTGATAGATTCCCATCCATCCAGTGCGATCAAATACAAATGTATTTGCTCCAGCAGTTGTATTGAGAGAAATATTTGCTGTTGCAAAATATGTGTCAGGTGCAAAATCGTAGATGTTTAGAATTTGACCAACGTCTCTACCATAAAGATAACGCATGTCAATCTTCATTTCTGGTTTCACTGGAAACTTGAAGAAGATGTTTGGTCCAGAGATTTCGTAACTAAATCCTTCTCTCTGTAGAATACCATCTACAAAAACATACAAGTATGCAGAATCATCAATAGATTGTACTGTATTGTCTTCCAAATCCAATATAATAAATGGACCAGACTTAATTCCATCGACTAGATCTGGTTGAATTGTTAGTCTCTTATAGTTACCTACTCCAATACCAGCAACCTTTTCTACAGCAGTAGGTTCACCAATAGTTTTTGCACCCAAATCTTGATCCCAGATAGGAGGAACATCAAATTTAATGATATTTGGAATTACACTTCTATCAATGTAATATGCATCTTCTAATGGATAAGTTTCTGTATACTTTGGTCTTTGTAATACAGCGTTAAGTGTCAAGAATAAATCTTCATCTTCTTCTAGGTTAACATCACTATTATCTTCCCAATAGAGTTCAAATTCTTTTGTTTCACCATCAATATAATCTGGTAGAGTAGGATTAATATTTTGCCCCTCAAGAATATTTTTAATATTACCAAATAGAGAGTCAACAGATGAAATTACTGTTACACACTCAGTATATGGTGGTCCAGAAAGACCAGGATCTGGAAGAATAGTGTTATTTGAATATGTTAGAGTAGAAGTGTAGTATCCAGATCTGTTTAGATTTTCCTTAGTCTTAGGAACTACTCCTCTTCCTACTGTTAGAACAGTATTAACAATATCATGATAAGTATTCAATGTGCTTTCTACTTCTGCACATATAGGAGAGACAGAATCAACTACAACATTAGGATCCGTAACAGCTCCTAGATTCTTCATTGCTAAGATTGCTAGATCTCTTGCTTTTGCAAGAGTTGCAATAGTTTCTGTTAGTTGTCCAGAAATGTAATATAGTTGTTCGCCATATGGATAATCAGCTTTAGTCCAATATAATTGTGCTCCTTCTACAATCTTATAGTTACCACCATACTTAAGGTGATAAACATATGCATCAATAAAGAGACCAATATCTCTACCACACTTAGTAGAAAGTGATCCCCAGTTCAATCCAGGATAAGTTGTTTGTGCCCAAGTTAAAGATTGAGAAATAATATCTGCACGGTTTGACGCAATTAGATTTGCAGCATCATAAAATGTACCGTTATTGATATTACTTAGAGAGAATGTAGCAATATCAGTTCCAGAGAATGCTGTAGGAATAGTAACAATAACTCCTGGTGGAAGATTAAATGTATTTCCAGGAGCAATAGCACCAGTGTTTGTAGGAATAGGTCCAGTAGTTCCTGTGCCACTTAGTAATGTGGTTCCAACTGGAGCTCCACCACCACCAGCAGAGTTTGCTAGTGCTGCATTATTAAGTGTTACTTGTGTTTCACTATCAATAGATACAATTTTTGTTCCAACTGGATATGTTCTACCAGAACTGACAAACATTCCAACAGTAAGATTTTCTGTATTACTTACAGTCATTTGGAAACTACCAGCAAAATAAGATACACCTACATCAGTGTAATCCCAGTTACGAATTGCTAGTTTTGCCAACCTAGTGGCATACTTAAACATTGCAATAGATTCTGTTTTGTAATTTGCAATATGTAAGTAATCAGTTCCACCACCATTTAAGATGTTTGTGTAATCAACAGATTTAACATTACCACCAAATCTAACATCATGACTTAAAGCATCTAGAATAAATCCGATATCAGTTTCATATTCATCTTGCCTTACACTCCAGTTTAAATTTGGATATGCTTGTACTGCATAACCAATAGTCTCTTCAATAATAAACTGCTTATTTCTTTCAATTTGGTTTGCGGCATCAATCCATGTTCCACCACGTTGGAAAATATTTCTAATCTTTTTAAGATATTTTGTATTATACTGACTGTCTTTGAATGCAAAATATTTTCCATAGAAAACTACACCACCATAAGGTGTTGTTTCTCCATTAGATCCAGTAAGTTTTGTATTATCTCCTAAAGGTGGTTTGGAGAATACAATATTGTCACCAGATATTGTGTATGCTACTCCTGGTTCTTGTAAGATACCATTGAGACTTACAATAAGACTGTTAACATCTACAGGAGTAAATGCAGTGTCTGGAGTTTTAGTTCTTAACTGAAAATTAGTTGATCCTTGTAATCTACCATCAGTATCGATATATCCATCGAATGGATTTTTTGTCCACCATGGTTTAGCATCAGCAGGATTTGGTGGATTGGTAGTAGCATCGTAGAATCCTGGTGTGTTGTTATAAATTCTAAATTCAAACGCACGGGTTTCGTTGAAGTTGAATTCAGAAATAGCAGCAGATCCTTGTCCTTTTCTAATTCTGTGATTTTCTACTGTCTGAACTGATTGTGTAATAGTTCTTCTTGTATTCTCAACAGTAATCTTATTCTTATTTGGATCCCAAAGTTGAATTACAGTAAAGTGAGATGCCTTTGGAAGCTCTGCTTCCATTTCTGCACTAGCAGAAGTTTCAATGTCTACTTGACCAAATAGTTTAAATCCAGCAGGGTGTGTTGTAGACTTAATAAGATCACGCCACTCTTCAATTGAAGTTTTAGACTTAACAACATAAGAGTAATCTTGATAGAAGAAACTATCAGTTAATTTTTGATTAGAGACACCTAATTTTCCTTTATCCGAAGTATAGAATCCTAGATTATCATAGAAACTTCTAATGTCTGTAGCAAAGTCAGTTACAAATACTTTACTAATAGTTCCAGATGTTTTAGAAACGATACCTTCAATTGATTGGTTCTCTCTAATAATTCCTGTAACACTCTTAACTTTCAAGAGGTTGGAACCTTTTCTCCATTCAGTAACAACACCAGTCATTACCTCAACATTATTAATTTTCTGAACTACTTTTTCACCTCTTAAGAATTCACCATTGTAATTCGTTAGTGAAAATACATAGTTGGATGTAAATGTTGATGCTACTGTGTTATCTAAATGATATGCACCACCATTTCTAACAATAGAAACAGTTCTAGGTACTCCAATAGAAGAACCCTCTGCATTTAGATCGATTTGACTTTCTACGATTTCAATGTCTGGTGCAAATGTATATCCTCTACCAGCATTTTTAACTGTAACAGAGAAAATTTCTCCATTTCTAACAACGATATTAAATTCTGCATCAACACCATCACCATTAGTAATAACAACTTTTGGATTTACATAGTTAGATCCTTTTTCAGTGATGTTAACACCAGTGATTACTTTAGAATCTAGGTCAAACAATGCAGTTGCAGATGCTCTATAAGATTCTGTTGGGTCAGCACCAACAATGATAGGTGGTTTCTTATAATTCAGTCCAGAATTTGTAATTGCTACTTCATGAATACCACCAATAGCAAATTGTCCTGTAGTTGTATATGTAATCGTTCCAGAACCATCCCACAGAGGAGTTGAGTCAATTTGATATACAAATCTATTTGGAGTAACGTAAGTAACGTCCTTAGTTCCTTGTAGAGGATCTGTTATAATTGAGAAGAAACTATTTTCCGAATCTACAATATTTTTTTGATCAAAGTAGTAGAACTTAGAAAAATCTGTTCTAACTTTTGTCTGATAATTATTATCTGCCAGTCTAGAACCAAAACCAAACTTGACATCTGTAAATGATCCTGTTGTTCCTGGTAAAATAGTAGATTCTGTTTTCTCTACAGTAACCAGATTTAAGTTGATACTAGGACTAATATCAAAATATGTTCCAGACAAAGATGAATGAGAAGTATCAAATACGTACTTGTAATATTCTTGGATGTTAAGATTTGGGTTTACAGAGAAATTGACATTATCTTCAGAAAACTCAAATTTAAATACTAAGTCTGATACAGTATTAATACGAACACCTCTAGCAGGTGTGCTATTATCAAAGAAATTAGATGATAGAATTACTTCATCTGCATTTAACTTAGTGGTAGAATAATCATAAGAAATAACAATCTTTTGGGTAACAGGATCATACGATACAATAGTTCCAGTATTGTTTGTAGGGAAAATTTCTCTATCTGTAATAAAGTTGTATCTACCATTCTTAAGAATAACTTTTTGACCATCAAAGTGATCAATAGCAGAAGATCCTTCCTGTGCTCTATCTACAGTAAATGTGCTTCCATTGATTGCTACAATTTTAAGAACTTCTTCTCCAATAGTAATCAAATCATTTACAGCATAATCTAATGGATCATCTACTGTAAGAGAAGTAGATTCTGCGGCAAACCCAACATGTCCAATGTAGACTGTAAATCTAGCGGTAGACTGAGATGCTCCAGATCGTACTAGATCAGCATCATCTACACTTAGATAATCACCTCTTGCATATCCAGTTCCAGAATCTTGAATTTGGATACTAGAAACTAGACCAGCATTAGATACAATGAATGTAGCAGTGGCACCAGTTCCCGATCCGCCA